AGTGGAGAAAGGTTGGTGAGAAATCTTCCGGTTTGGTCTATTACAAGTGTCAACTATGTTTCGTGCGGAAGAAAATTATGAAGAAGAAAACTGTGTTGTTCAAACAGGTGGGTACGCAGGAATACCAACCGGGGTTACCCCTGTGTTTCGGTTCGCCCAGTAGACGAAAGCTCCCACCAGCAAGCTGACGATCGCCACGAGAAGACTAAACGGATATTTCTTCTTTTCATCGGGGGGTTTTTCGGGGAGTTTTTTAACATTCGTATTGAGGGTGTCTATCTTCTTTATGAGTTTATCGAGGGCAACGAGGATTTGGGCATTTTTATCGACCGGCTTCGCTTTCACGTCGATAGTGTGAATTTCGAGTATCATATGCCACGTACACGCTGGATTTAGGAGGAGATAATCTCCGTCATCCTGCATCTCATATAGTCTAAAATTTAGTTTCTTTATAGAGATCGGGTTGAAATAGTTTAATTTACGCTGAAATGGTTTCCACTGTTTGTCCCTTATGAGGATGTTATTGGTTCCCCCGGAAAAGTGTCTCTCGAGGGGTACGCGGGTGAGTATCGCGGAGTGTCTCTCGTCGAGGATTTGCCCCGGTGTGGGGATGTCTTCACACACGACATCGACGTACTTTGCGATGTCCGTGTTCAGGTTGCTCGAATTTCCTCCGACTTGTGTGACGTAGAACTCGACGACCTTGATACCGCACACCTTGGACAGCCCCTGGGGGTGGGTGTTGCTTTCCAGGGTAAAGTCTAGGGAAAATGTATTGTTCGTCCCATTCACAAATCTAGAATCTACGGTCAAGTATTGCACGAGCTTTGGTTGATCCTCGAGACTCAGATTCATGCTTCCTAATAGTATCGACTATTTTTCTAACGAGTTTATGTCGAGATTTTTCGTTGAGGTACGCCCTCCGTAGCTTCTTACACACCCTCATGTACACCGCGTCGGTCATGGTAGACCGTGCTTCGAAGATGATATCGTTGAGTACCCGGATGAATTGCGTTTCCCTCTCGGCCTGTGTGCGCCCCCGTTTTTCGATGCAGTCGAGGAGGCCTCTGTACGAGACGTTCATCGCGTCGAGTTATGACCACACGTGGGGGTGCCGTCCGAAGAAGGTCTTCCAAAAATATACAAATTTGTATATTTTTTGGCTCCGACACAACTACGCAAAATATACAAATTTTCTAAAAATATACAAATTTGGTCAAATTTGGGTGACACTAGTCGGACTGACCTGTCCGGTGACCGTCACAACTCGACTCTCGACACCATATCTAATGGAGGAGTACCGTCATCTGTGGGAAGAAGAGGACTACCGTCTGTGGGAAGAAGAAGAAGAAGAAGAGGACGAAAACAACTATGAATGGGTTCGATGTGAAGATTTCGTCGAACGGTTCGATCGTTTCATCAAGGCAAGAGAATCGCAATCGCAATTCTTCACCATCTGCGACGATGTTACCGTAAACGGTGAGCTCGAGAACTGGCCCGTCGCCGAAATCTACGTCAGGTTCATCCAACGTTTCCATCGTTTCACGATTGCGAAAATCACGACGTTTGAGGATTTTCGACGTCGTGGTATCGCTCGAAGGATCGTTCGTCTTACGAAGGAGCTGTGTGCGCTTCATGGATGCACCGCACGATTCGAGAGCGTAAACAACGACATAATGGCGTCTTTACTACGATCCGAGTCGTTTAAGGCAGTTGATTACGGTTATTACGATTGCAATGATTACGAATGGCAAGCGTCATCATAGATAGACCTGTTTTGTAATATTACATGTTTACCGTCCGAGATACACGTTTATAGCGTAGATCGCGTGAGGGTCACCGGTGATCTCGGAACCCTCCTCGATCCTGCGATCGCACTCAAGTTCGACGATTCTCTCGTACGCTTCGCGGAACACGGGTGTGAGGTGACCCAAGTGCCAGCAAAACATTTTCAGTGCATAGTTCCACTGCCGGTTCCACGTCTGTTCGCGTGTCGTTGTTGTCGTGCGCATGTCTGAGGTTCTTGTATTACAACAGTAAGTTTATTCGTCACAGAGCCGGGAGACAAAGTCCATGGACTCTTGTACCTTCGATCGTGAGATCTGGTTTTTGAGTTCGTGGGCTTCGAGACGCATCTGTATCACTCGAGAGTTGCACGCGTCACAGCATCGACCCGGATAGGCGGGTTCGGCGTTGTGTCCATACCCGGTGATACTTTTACGACAGTCGGGGAAGCAACACGTGACAGTCATGGTGCGCGCGTGCGTGGTTCTGACGTGTGGTTTTTCGCGAGATACGGTAGGGACATGGTTTTAGTGATTTGCTGTGCACTTACGTGGATTTGTTTATTTTTTAGAAATCGTCACGAGGTTGTGTACATAGAGGATTTTTTTAGTGATAAAGATTTCAACCTAATTAAGAATGAGACTCGGAAATTACAAAATCTTCTCAGCCGGGAGCGCAGTACGTGTGCCCACCACCGGTTGGGGTGTCACGTCCCCGGAGACTCTCCGGTGAATTCCGTGTTACGTTCGGTGCACCTGGGTGACGGTATATTCCCGAGTGATGTGCCGACGGAGTACCGGGTGTACGGCGTGGGGTCTTCTATGGACTGGCACAGTGACACACCTTTGTACAGGGAACCTCAGTACGAAATGGTATATACGATCGAAAACACGACAGATTCTTACACGGAGTGGTCGGATGGCTTGATGCCGCACCGGATATATACGAAACCAAACAGTTTGCTGATAGTGAGGGCAAATGGTGCACGCCACCGGGTCAGTCCTGTGTCGTGGGGTGAGAGGAAAATATTAAAGTTCGTGCACACGACGACATTGGAGAAGACTCCGGAGTATGAAGAAAACTTGAAGAATTATAATCTTCTCCAAGAATAAGATGAATTCGATTTTACAAAAATTTTCTTTGGGGTCTCCACCGGTGAAAGTGGAGAAGAGAGTCTCCTCCTATTCGGAGATGATTCGAGGTGTGACTGAGGGTAAGGTGAAGCAGGTGTATATCCCTTCGACGCAAACCGGTGTGGCTGTCTTCATAGACGAGGATGAAGGAGTTGGAGTCAGCCAGATCGTTCAAAACCAGGAATTGTGGCGCATCTTGTCACAGTCTGAGGCTGATGTGCAAATCCTCGAGCCACCGAGCACAGACATAGATTTCATGTCAATTTTCTGGATGGTACTCTTACTGTCTTTCATCTTCCGGTCTTTCGTGGGTGGCATGCAGATGGGCAACCCCATGGCCATGGTTCCAAACAACTTTACTGTGGCGAATGAAGTTGAAACCAGGTTCACGGATGTGGAGGGAATTGATGGTGCAAAGTCTGAGCTGGAAGAGATTGTGGATTTCCTGAAGAACCCGGAGGCGTACGCGGAGTCTGGTGCTCGCGTGCCGAGGGGTGCACTCCTGACCGGCCCACCGGGGTGTGGGAAGACCCTCCTCGCCAAGGCTATTGCCGGTGAGGCCGCGTGCCCTTTCATCAACTGCAGTGGGTCTAATTTTGTTGAGATGTTTGTGGGTGTTGGGGCGAAGCGCATTCGAGATTTGTTCCAAGTCGCCAAGGAGAATCAACCGTGTATCATTTTCATCGATGAGATTGATGCGATTGCGAAGAAGCGGAGTGGGAGTGCTTTCGCCGCGAACGATGAGAGGGAGCAGACTATTAACCAGTTGTTGGTTGAGATGGATGGTTTCGACTCTGACACCGGGGTGATAGTCTTGGCCGCGACGAACAGGGTCGATACTTTGGACGACGCTGTTCTTCGACCCGGAAGATTCGATCGTAAGATTCAAGTATCTCTCCCCGGTAAGGACGGGCGAGAGAGAATATTGAAAGTTCACTCTCGTGACAAGAAATTGGCGCCGGACGTCGTTTTGTCAGACTGGGCACAGTGTACCACAGGTTTCAGTGGTGCCGACTTAGCCAATCTGATGAACGAGTGTGCGATCCGTTCCGTGAGGGACAAAAAGGGTGGTGTCATCGACACGTCTACACTTGAGGATGTTTATCAGAGAACGATCGTAGGTACAAAGGGTGGTGACTTATTTTCACCTCAGAAGAAAGATTTGGTGGCGTATCACGAGGCTGGGCATGCGATCGTGGGTGTCTTGTGTCACGATTACGATGAGTTGCGTAAAGTGAGCATTATTCCGCGTGGTGATGCCGGTGGTGTCACATTTTTCGTGCCGAGGGAGGAGGGACTTTTGAACACAAAGTCGTACTATATCGCACAGGTAGTTATCGTTACGTCGTTAACGAATCCACGGCGAGGCCAATCCGAAGGGATCGAGCGCATCCATGACTTGTTTGTTGAGCGCGCGGCCGAGCACGACTTGCGCCTCATCCGGTCGAATCGGAATCACGGGA